AGACAAAAACGATTACAATGAAAAAACAATTGTAGGTTTTATGTCATTTTCAGTAATGAGCATCGCAGCTCTAGCTGACATCGCAACTGGTATCATGGGTCAAGAACTCGTTATCTCTGATACAGTATTTAATTCATTTGTAATCATTGTACTTGGTTCATTCGGTATCGCTGAAGCAGGTAAGATTTTTGGTAAAAAAAATAATAGCGAAGAATAATTATGAGTTTAAAAAGTTTACAAGAGAAGATCGGAGTAACCGCAGACGGTGCTTTCGGCCCAGGTACAATGAAAAAAGCAATGGAGTTTTATAAACTAACTCCAGTTAGAGCAGCTCACTTCTTTGCTCAAACAGCTCACGAGACAGGTGGTTTTAAAGCCTTCTCAGAAAATTTAAATTACTCAGCTCAAGGCCTACAAAGTATCTTTGGAAAGTACTTCCCAGGTAACCTAGAAGAGTCTTACGCTCGCCAACCAGAAAAGATCGCTAACAGAGTTTACGCTGACAGAATGGGCAACGGAAACGAAGCTTCAGGTGATGGCTGGAAGTACAGAGGTAGAGGAGCTCTCCAATTAACAGGTAAAGCCAACTACGAAGCTTTTGCTAAGTACTTAGGTAACGATGAAGTTTTAAAAAATCCAGATTTAGTTGCTACAAAATATGCTTTTGAATCAGCTATGTTCTTCTTTGAAAGAAATAAGTTGTGGGCTATCTGCGACAAGGGTATCAACGACGCTGCAATTTTAGAACTTACAAAGCGTATTAATGGTGGTACTCACGGTTTAGAAGATAGAAACGCTAAAACTAAAAAGTACTACGAATACGTAAAATAAACCACTATGAAACTTAACCTCCCACTATTGGCTATAACTTCATTGTCCGCGGGTATCACCTTTATGTGTTCCTATTTTATGGAACTAACTATGGCAAATTCTGATCAGTATTTGGCCATAGTGGGGGTAATGTTTCTAGATGGTATATTTGGTATGATCGCTGGAACCAGAAGAGAAGGATTCCAGACTCGTAAAGCTTTAAGTGTATTAAAAAATACCTTTGCTTGGTTAGTTATCTTAACAGTTATTTTAATGGTTGAACAAGGCTTTGCTGGGACAGCTTGGCTTAGTGAAGTAATTGTTGTACCTTTTATGGTGTTCCAAATCATAAGTGCACTTAAGAATGCATCTATGGCGGGATTTATCAAGGTAGGTTTATTAAACGAAATCCTTGATAGAATAGATAAACATAAAGGTATTAGAAATGAAGAACCTAAAGAATAAAATATTTCCGCTTTTAATAGCATTCTCCGCCCTGTCAGTGTCTGCTTCGGCCGCTTTCTATTCAGTTAGCGGCCTTAGCAAACTCTTTGCAGGGGCATCACTTGAGGTCATTATTATGGCCTCTTCACTTGAAGTAGCCAAATTAGTTATAGCTTCCCTACTTTACCAATATTGGGACACTATCAATAAAGGGTTAAGAGCATATTTAACATTAGCAGCAGGGGTACTTATTTTAATCACCTCAGCTGGTATTTATGGTTTCTTATCTGCGGCTTATCAAGAAACAGCAAATAAAGAAGGTATTGTAACTCAACAAATTACCGCTTTAGAAACTAAAAAAGCACTATATGAGGAAACAAGAGACAATCTTTTAGCAGATAGAAAATCAAACAATGAACTTAGAGGTACACTCTCTAAGGGTTCAACTACTCAATATACAGATAAAAATGGTAATCTAGTAGTTAGAACCAATAACTCCGCTATTAGAAACATTGAATCAACAGCTAAAGAAAATGAAAAATTAGCTGCTAAGTTAGATATTGTAAATGATTCCATATTTGCTCTCGAAACTCAAATTTTAGAAACTAGAGTAAATAGTGAAGCCGCAAGTGAATTAGGTCCACTTAAATACCTTTCAGAACTAACTGGAGTAGAAATGAACCGTATTATTAACTGGCTCCTTTTAGTAATCATCTTTGTATTTGACCCTCTAGCAATAGCTCTTGTAATTGCTGCTAACTTTGCTTTTGCTCAATTACGTCCTAAAAAAGAACCTTTAGTAGAAGACAATGAAGGTAGTGATATCTACACTAAAGAAGATTTTAGTGATTGGGATTCAACTTTAAATGATGGTTTAGAGGATTTACCTTGGGAAGACCAACCTAAAGGAACCCCAGTATATTTTGATTCTAAAACAGGTAGACCTTATATTATAGAAGAGGAAGAAGATGAACCTGAAGAGGAAGATGAAGACTTATTAGTAGAAGAACCTCAAATTGAAGTTAAAATGAGTGGGGAACCTTCTTTAGAAGCAATCCAAACACCACAACTTACTGAAGAAGAAAAAAGATGGGATTATGACGGTGATGGTATCTTAAATGATGAAGAAAGGAATAGATATAATATTTACAAAGCCGATGCTGAAAGATTCTTTAAAAATAAAAGTATTTCTTCGGATGCAAAACAAAGGATGCGAGATTATTTAGATGGTAAAACAAAAAGATATTTTTAAAATTTGGAAGCCCGAAAGGGCTTTCATATATTTACCCAAATAAAAAATAAAGTTATGGAACAGAAAGAACGAGTAAAATTGCTAGACGAATTGATGACGGTTGTTCAAGTTATGGATGAGTTGTATCAATATCACCCTGAAAATCCCAAACAAGTAGATGTGGTATCAGAATTCAAAGCGTTGGCAGAACGCAAAGCCGAAATCGAAACAAAACTGGGTCAATAAAGCAGAAGCAGAGGAGTTGATTACCTACTCCTCTCTTCGTACCTTACGTGACATGTTAAAAAATAACCCAGGAACGATCGAAGATGCCTTTTAATTGTTTTTTAGATAGTTTTATTACCCAACCCGAAGAGGTTGTTGACAAAGAACTATCAAAGCTTAAGCCTCTTAATTACAATAAGTTCATGTGGTGGCGTACTCACGTTCAACCTGGTGCACCACTAGGTAAGCGTGCTCCGTTGAAAGAGCGCATTATAAACGGCGACTTTGACTTTTCATGCTACTATTGGCAAGCACAGAGTGCTGCGATACAAGCGCGTAAAAAGCTGAATTTAGACACAGATGATTACCAAATGCAGTACGAAAAAACTACTGTTGATGTTGCTCGTTACCGTCGTTTATTAGCTGATTTTGAAAAGGAAGAAAATGTTCGTATTGAGGCTATTATCGATGCTTTCACTACTTCGTTCAAAATTGATCGTGAAGAGTTGCTTGATCGATTGTGTAATTGGCCCTTTGATTTGTTGTCATTTTACGAATCGCTTGAAGAATTTGGACAAGTCACCTCAGTAGAAATTCGTAAACGTGGTCGTCCAAAAAAGACTAAAGTTTAGTTTTTTTTCTAAAGGTTGTAATATGTATAACGGTAATAAACCAAATTAAACACTATGGCCACTACATCTTTTGCAGTTAGACAATTTTACAATATTCCTTCAGAAGAAGGAGCATTTACCGCCCCATCAGGAGTTTATGTTGTAACTGGATCCGTAAGCAGATTATTAGTTAATAACAGTAGAACTAACTTAGCTAACGACTCTTTTACTATTAATTCTACTCCTTATTCTTCAGGAGGCTCGGGAGGTTGGTGGCCTGGTCCTGATAGCTCGACTATTGGGTATGGTGTTATTGTAGGAGGTGCTGATGAATATGGTAACTCAACTCCAGATGGTAGAACTTCTACAGTTTCTTGTTGGGGTTGGCCTGCAGGTGAAGATCAACCTACCAATGATGCTGAATTTATAGCTTTAGCAGGCTCAGTTCTAGGAACAACTTTTGCAAACACTGGTTCAGCTAAAACTGCTCTTAGAACTGCTGGATTCTATTATCAATACCCAGCAGGATTTGACGGTCAAAGTCCAAACACAGGTGCTGGTTCAGATACGGTTTAATTAAATCTATAAAATCTTAAAGACAAGGGAAGACTTCACAGTTTTCCCTTGTTTTATTTAAAAATAGGTTGTATATTTAGGAAAATAAAGTTATGATTGAAGTAATTAAACACTCTCTTGGGTTCTGTGGTGAACATTGGCACCCAAATCTGTTTACAGCCCTTGCAGGTGGGCTTGGATTAGCACCTGCTTTTAATTATATTTATTACAAAGTTAAAAATATCAATGGTAAAGGTTAGTCACGAAACCCCGTTATGTCTTCTAGATGATAGTCGTCTATTTAATGATTATGATTATTGTCTTCCCCACTTGC